AATCAAGCCAATATTCCGACAGCGGAGAACCGGAACGCGAGCCATCCTGCATGACTACACGATAAACAGTGCCGTTGGCGGCAGCAGCAATCCGAGACGGCGCCACGGCAAGCAAGAATGGCAAGGTCTTGCCCATGCCCTCGTTGCCGATCGGATCTGATACCTGGGCGTTGAAATCAATGGTGCGCACACCGTCAGGCGCAACGAAAGCCAACCCCTTGGTTGTTGCCGCGATCGAATTGGGCGCGAACGTCCCGGTAGCGACATTCAAAGTATTTCTTTGCAACGTTCCGAGCGGAGGACCGGAGCCAAGCGCAATATCGCCCGTGATCTGATAAATGTTGGAAACACCCTTGAATACCATCAGCGATTGAATGATGCCGCCGAGCTGATTGGACAAAGGCAGAGCGCCAAGCGCAGTGATCGGCACATTGTCATCGTAACTGATGATTTGCACCGTGCCTGCATTGGTTACCGTCGTCGGTGCCAATACATCTGAAAACACTGTCGCAGACGGCCCCGACAGCGGATTGAAAGCCCAATAGGCGCGGCCGTTAAACGCTTTAACGGCGACCGGAGCCCTGGTCGATGTCGTAAAAACAAAACCGCCCGCCCCGGTCATGTTGCCGGCGCTCCAAACTGGCGCAGACAAATTAGAAATATCGATCGTGCCCAGATAATTGCCGGTGCCGTTAAAACCGGGATGTGTAACCAGAATCGTGGACCCGATCACATCCATAGTCGGCGGTATCCAATCTCCTGCTGCTATCTGGCTTGTCGGTAAATTGCCGCTACCGCCTGCTACGATGCCGGTAATTGCCGTAAACTTGTTAGTCTTAAGATCGAACGCAAACGGATAATCCTGTTGAGTGATGCCGACCTGCGGACCCGCAGTAAACATTCCATATGCAACATCGCCGACAACCAACAAAGCAGAAACAACACCGAAGGGCGAAGGAAAAATAGATCCAGAAGGAAGTAAAAAACCAGAGCTGAAACCGGAACTGAACGCACCGCCGGTCCCCGCCATGTCGCCCAGCAAGATCGATGCAGGGCGGCTTTGCCACAACCCTTTGGTCGAGGGGTCAGGGATAAGATCGGATAGCGCCATCATCGCGCCGGAAAATACTAGCGAACTGTCCAGCGCGTCGGAAACACCGCGCGGATGAAAAGCAAGGGGTGTGGCTCGACGCAGGCTCATCAGAAGCCCCAATAGGTATGCTGATTGGTGTTTAAATTAGTGACTTGCGTCGTGGTAAATCCGATTGGCCAAAAGCCACCCTCGACAAAATCGCCAGTCAACACGACACGAGCCACGTTGCTGCCAAATCTGCCGGTAAGCCCGGTGGTCCCGGCATTGCCGGTAGTCCCGGTAGCTCCATCGGTAGAAAGAACAGAAGATGCGCCGTTAAACACTGCGTTAACGGCGTGCATTACATTATCCGTAGCCCCATCAAGAATAGTACGATTGTTAGCGGTGGACATGTACACGTCATTACTCATGTTGCCGAACCCGATCTGAAGCGCAGGCGTAGTTCCGCCATTGTCAAAAACATCCTGAAAGCTGGTAAAATTTCCGGTGCGCTTGGCAACAAAACTTCCTGAAACCGGTTGCGCCTGCGTCAAGCTTCCCACCGAGCGCAAAGATCCGACACCGCTGGCGCGTACTACCGGAAAACTGCCCAATCCATTCAGGATAAAAGCAAACTGTTGTGCCAAAGTGGTTTGTACGAGATCAAAGCCATTTCCCGTCTGATCATACAATGTAGCAACAAATAAATTTGCCGCCCCCTTGAACGCAATGATTGCCGACAACGGCAAGCCGCCGTTGGATTGGACGGCAAATGTTTGCACGACATTGTCGCTGTCGCGGCGTAATTGAACGGCATTGGCGCCCACCGCGGCCGCGCTGTAGCCGCGCAACCCCCACCACGCGCTGGCGCCGGAAATAACATTCCCCGGGCCCGAATAAGCCGCCGCCGCCAGCGGCAGAATGGGCGCAGGAACAAACACCGGGATCATTGGTGCGCCGCTATTCTATACCCGCTGGTGCCGGCAACTCGCCAAATAAAAATGCTGAATTTATTTCCGACAATGGTAGTCAGTGTGTCGCCGACATTGGCCCCCACGCTGAAACCAGTAAAATTAATCGACCCGGCCCCAGCGACATTAGTCACCAACAAAATGCACGATCCATCATTGGCCGGCGCAGTTATCGTGAATGTTGCATTGTTACTGATGGATTGAAGCGGCCGAGCACCGCAATCGACCGTGAAGCTGCCAGACGCCAGCGACAGCGACGTAACATTGGCCCCGCCAGTGACTGTTTGATCGGCAATATTAAGCGCGGCGACGTTGGCGTTCGCCGCTGGAAACGTCATCGTGGTGCCGTCAGTGCCGGTAAACGTCAGCGAATTGTTGGCAGTTAGCGTCTTGCCGTCAGCGATCGTCAGCGTCGCGCCGGTAGCAGGCGCCGTGATCACCACTTTGTTGATGCTGCTAGCCGTAGCGGTGTCGATGTTGGGCGTCGTGAAAACCGGACTGGTTGTCATTGCAACACTGCCGGTGCCGCTGACGGTATATTCGCCCAGTGTCCCGGCATTATCAAAAAGCACGCGGGTCGTTGCACCGGAACCGATCGTGGTAACGCCAACCGTTAAAGATCCGGCAGCGCCGCCTGGGGGCGTCGACCACGTACCATCGGCGCGCAAAAAATTGACCGTGCCGCCGCCTGATGCAGGCACGGCCCCCGACAAAGTATTAGTAAAAAGCTGGATCAAAGCGGTGAGCTGGGCATTGGTGTAAACACCCAACAAGCCGGCATTATTATATAAAACCTCCAACGACGCCCCGCCCGTTACCGTAGTCGAGCCAACGGCAATGCTTGCCGCAGCTCCTCCGGTTGGCGGCGCGATCCAAGTCCCGTCGGCGCGCAAGAAATTAACCGTACCGCCGCCCGATGCCGGAACAGCGCCACTCAAAGCAGTTGTGAAAGTATTGATGAGCGTAGTGAGCTGCGTTGCCGTCAGCCCGATCGGCGTGCCGCCGGCAATGCTGCCCAGCACCGTGTTGGCGGCAAGCGTCGGCAATTGTACCAGTGTGATCTGCCCGGTAATGCCCGATGCCGGAAGCCCGGTACAATTAGTCAGCGTGCCGGATGTCGGTATGCCGAGAACTGGCGTAGTAAATGTCGGCGATGTCGTCATCGCCACATTACCAGTCCCGCTGATAGCGTACTCACCTAGAATGCCGGCACTATCAAACAACACCCGCCCCGACGTGCCCGAACCGATCGCAGTCGTGCCGACAGTCAGCGCGCCGCCGCCGGCTGATGGAGCCGCCCAGGCGCCATCCGCGCGCAAAAAATTAGTCGTGCTGGCCATAGTCGAGGCCGGGACTAATCCCTGCAAAGTCGGAGTAAACGTGTTAAGCGCCGCGGTCGCAGCCGCAGCGTTGCGCTCCGCAAACACGCCGCCGTTGTTATAGAAAAAATTGCCGCTTACTCCGCCCGATACCGGCGTTGTATTGACGGAAAGCACTTGCGGCGCGCCCGCAACAATGCCAGTGCGCCAATTGGTGCCGTCCGATATAACCCACGCCGATTGCCCCGAACCAAGCACCAGCGAAGCTGCACCATCAAGAGTGCTTGGCGGCAGAGGCGTGACAGTAACATTGCCTACGCCGTTATTTTTAAGCAGTGAATTAAAAGGCGTGAACCCGGTAGTTGCCGGCGTCGGCAGTGATACGGCGACGGGCGATGCATTGTTGAACAGCACCACTTGTCCGTAATCGCTGGTAAGCAGTGTGTACGTAGTGCCGAGCTGTGTATTGACTTGCGGCGCCTGCTGCCAGGAATTAATCTCATCGTTGTGCGTAGTGCGGGTGATTGCCGGCGTGATCGCGCCGGTAGTGTTATCGGCAAAATTAGTGGAAACCTCGGCGAGGAGAGCTTGCTTGGTTGCCATATCACCAACCTATGGTCTTAGTATTTCGCAGCGTGGCGATCGAAGGCTTGAACATGCGCGGATCGAGTTTGACTTGTTTTGGTGCTGTTTCGGGGTCATCTTTCATCTGCAAATATTTTCGCAACAGATCACCCGAACCGCCCGATCCTGCCTGATCGGACAAGAACGCCGACTGACGATCGTCATTAGTCAGCTTCATCAGCTCGCCAGCAACGCGCGTGTAAAGATAAGTGGAATTGGGAAACCACGGCACCACAGTAGTATCGACAATGTCGGGCATCATCGGGTTATAGCGAACTGTCGCCGGATATGAGCCGGATGCCGGCGGCCACACATAGAGCCCAGGCGGCGATGTCGCTATATCGACGTAAGCCAAATAAGGATATGACGCGAGCCCCGGCTGCTGCACGAAAGTGTCAAACTCTTCCTGAGTAACGCCGATCAGAACATAGGGGACTTGGAATATTTGATAGAAACCGCCGCCTCGGTGCAGGCGCACGAAATCAACGGGCATCGGATTGGGACCGGAACCGGGAGCATAACCCAGCCCACTGGCACCTGTGCTAAAATTGAAATTGAAAGTTTTGCGGATATTCAGAAAATCATAATCCAGCAACAATTCCTGCAACACTGCATTCAGTAATTCCAACGCCTGCACAGTAAAGCCGGGACACTTGGCAATCTGAGTGGCGAGATCGACAACCTGGGCCGCAGTGAGTGCCACGAATCAATCCTCATCGCTGTACTCAATCCAATTATCAGGATCATCGGACTCGTTCGCCACTGTCTCGTAAGCATCCCATTCAGAGGTTGGCAAGTTTTTGCTCCCACTCGGTCTTGTCTTTGGTCAGACGCTCGATGCGACCTTTGATAGATTCCGCGATGTCATAGGCCTCACGCTGTTTTTGTATCTGTGATGGCGACAGACGCACTTCGCCGCGACGACTACCATTGGCCCATTCCGCCTTAAGGTTTGCATCAGTCTTTTCAATTCTGATCTGATGCTGTTCCGCATTGATGTGCTCCTGCTCGATCGCGCGCTTGAAATCCTCGATCATGCTCCAAGCCTGTTGTCGTTCGCCGGCATGACGCATCTTGTCGAGCAAATCATTGAGCTGTTCTTTGGTACAATCGCGCTCGACAAACGACTGCATCACGAGCTGCCGCTTGTCGTTCTGCAATGTCAGTTGATACGAAATGCCGATCGACGGCGTTTTTTCAATTTCGTCTGTCATTCGTATTTGCTCTTGCCGGCCTGCTTTAATGCAATGGCAACCGCTTGCTTGCGGGATTTAACTTTAGGGCCTTTTTTGCTGCCCGAATGCAGTGTTCCGTGCTTGAACTCGTGCATAGTCTTCTCGACCTTATCCGAGCGCTTGGCCGCCATTTCATCACGCTTTCAGGAACGGAGCGCCGCTGGTCGCGCCGGTCATGCCATGCATACGGGTATTGCGCCGCGTGTAAAAGTCCTTCTGCCGGCCTTCGACCACCGCTTGATGCTGCCACGCACGATACATTGTCTCGCGCAACTGCACCGCCAAGCTCGCTTTAACGTCGTATTCACGCCCGTGCATGTACGGAACGCTATTGACCACGATGCGATCGGAGTGTTCCGGCAGATTGATCTCGATCATTTCACTTGGTTCCGCCAAGCCGCGCTTGACGCGCGCAGCCGCGAGCATGTCGCGTTTGAGTTCATCGCGCGCCTTAGTCTTGAGATCCCGATCGACCTCCTTTTGAACCTCGGCTTCGAGCGCTTGCAGCTCCTCGACGGTGAACAGCTCGCCGTTCTTCTTGTCCTTCATGTGTGCACCCATGACGCTGATGCGGCAGCTCGCGCCGACAACAGGATTGGCCATCCAGTAGCGTCGATCGCAACATAGTCGCCGGGATATAGCCGCAAGACGCCACGTTCCGGCACGACCAAGACGCCCGATCGCTGGAACGCAACGCCGATCGGCGGCTGCGGGCCACTAGGATTACCCGACACATTCGGATTGTGACCATCGCGCTTGATTGCCGCCGCGATGGTTGCGTAATCCGTCACTGCCAAGCCGTAGATAAACGGCAGGGCAGTCAGCGTGGTTGTTGCGGCCGTGCCGAGCGTTGCTGTTGCCATTTTTAACTCGCTTGCAGGACGTTATTGTCGAACCCTTGCTGTCCGCCGCCAAACGCAGAGACGCTCTCGACCCGCATGAAAAAGTTCTGATTCTCGATCAAGGTGCCATAGAAACATTTCCAACCAACCACACGCAATTGGTTGAGCGGATCGGACTTGTCGGCCTCTTTCAAATAAGTGAATTTCACATCATCCAACATCACCTGACCGTAAGCGCCGCGGCCGATGACGAACGTGGCGTATGTAGTGATGCCGGATGCCGGCGCGGCCGGCGGTTGTCGAGCTGCACCAGTATTGCCGCCGATCGTCACCGTGACGTTGGGAGCAATCCCGACTGCCAACCCGGCATAGGCGCCGGTCGTCGGTCCTGCCACTGCGCTGCCGGACGCAACCTGTCCGATGGTCGCGTTCGCCATGGTGGGCGAAGACGAAATATAGACCGTGTAAGTATAGCCGGTCGTCGTCGGCGTATGCACCGCAATGTTGCCGGTAGGACCAGTGACTGATTGCGCGGCCGATATGGCGTAGACTTGGCTTTCAAACTGATTCTGACCATCAGTGCCGGTAACTTGAATATAATAGGATGCGGTCGTCAGCGTGCCGCCCGAGCCGGTGCCGGGAGTATAAGTCACGCCGTTTGCAGCATTGGTGAAGCCGGTGAAACTCGGCACCATGTTGCTTTCGCAAAACCTTATTCCGTTGAACTCGCCAACCTCGTAATTGTATAACCGATTGATGTCGCTGTAGCTCCACGCCGTGACCACTTGCGAGTTCTGCCGCATGTCGGCCGCAACGAACGGATGAATGATTGCAGTATAATGCGGCATCATGCGCGGATTGTTTGATGCTTTCGCGCCGCCGGCATCGGCCTCCAGCTTAGTGTCCGTCATCTCGTCGCCGCTAAATCTTGGCGCACCGGCATTGAACAAGGCCGAATAAGCACGCTGAACCTCGAACGGGGAGAGCACGTCACCGGCGACCAGGGCAGCGCGCGAGGCGCGCGAGTTGACGAAATTAAAGGTGGTGCCACTGAGCAATGTAGTGAATGTGTTTCGTTCGAGCGTTTCCGCAACTTGCAGCCCCACCAGCTCCGTCGCCTTACTAAACAACGGATGATAGATCGTCATCTCGGCGACATCGGTGATGGTGACTTTGTCGCCCCATTGCAGCGCCGTGACGGACACTTGTTGCAGCGTCATCGTCTCGCCGATCGGCGGCACGCCTTCCGAGATCGGCGCGACCGGAAGCGGTAGACGAATGTAACGAGTTGCGGTGTAGGTGGTGCCGCGGCCCTTGGGGAGCGTAAGCGGATCTCCGAACTGATAAGCGACGAGCTGCTTGCGCGCTAAGGGAAGAGTTTTTTCCGCGATATAAGCGACAACGTCTGCGGAAAATTGCGATGCGACGTTTGCTGTCTGTCCACCGATAGTTGCCATAATGGCCCTCGCTCAAATACGCGGGCCAGGATGTTAGCCCGCTAGATCAGGACATCCTTCAGCCGTTCCTCGGCTGAACTTAGTTTCCCTTCAGATCGCCGCGCCTGATCGGACTTACCCGATGATGGCGCGACCCGCTGATTCTCCACTCGGCGGCGCGCCTGCTGGCGTGGCCGCGGATTTGCTGCACCGTT